CAATCTCAGGCTCTCTGCCATTGGCAAGCCAGACCGCCGCATCTGGTATGATGTCAACAAGCCGCTTGATCAGGCTGACCTAACACCAGCCACACGTATCAAGTTTCTGTATGGTTATATTCTTGAGGAGCTTTTACTTTTATGTTCTACGATATCAGGACACGAAGTCAAAGACCAACAGAAAGAAGTGGAGGTAGAAGGTGTTACCGGACATCAAGATTGTATTATTGATGGCGTCGTTGTGGATTGTAAGTCTGCTAGTGGTATTGGCTTCGACAAGTTTAAGTACAACAAGTTAGCAGAAGACGATCCCTTTGGTTATGTCGCTCAGATATCTGCTTATGCAGAAGCTAATGGTATTGATCAGGCAGCATTCCTCGCCATTAACAAATCAACAGGAGAGATATGTCTTACCAAATTACATCATATGGATATGATCAATGCGAAGCAGCGAATCTCTCACCTTAAAGGATTGGTTTCACAGAACTCTATACCTGATAGGTGCTATACCGATGTACCTGATGGTAAGTCTGGCAACCGCAAGCTTCCTCTTAGTTGTGTTTATTGTGGCTATAAAAGAGAGTGTTGGGCTGATGCTAATCAAGGCAAAGGTCTTCGTGTTTTTAAGTATGCAAACGGTCGAAGGTATCTTACCAACGTGGCTAAAGAACCTGACGTGGAGGAAGTGACTAACTGGTGACGCATTGGGAGTATCATAAAGAGTTTGACAAAAAGAATAACTTTGGCTTTGTCTATAGAATAACAAACAAGAAAACTAAGAAAGCCTATATCGGTTGTAAACAATATTATGTAACACGTAAAGGTAAGAAAGTAGAATCTAACTGGCGTACATACACAGGCTCTAGTAAATATCTTAATGAAGACATCAAGAAAATTGGCAAGAAACATTTCAGGTTTCAGGTTGTCGGTGAGTACAAAAACAAGAGGAGCCTTCGGTACTATGAGTGTTACTTTCAAATGATCTACAAAGTTCTTACAGCAAAGCTAGAGGGAACAGATGAACCCGCCTACTACAATAACTATGTAGGCGGGAAATTTTATCGCCCGGTTCAGGAGGTTGACGATGAGTGATATGCTTGACTTCGATAGCCTCTATGACCTAACGCAGAAAGACCCTGACAGAACTCTTAATCTAGCTATTATACTTCAAGCTTTGCTAGACATGAGTAAGCCAAAAGAACCTAACGAAACTAATGAGACTGCCCTTCAAAGAGATCAGGCATCAGCATGGGTGTTTGCCACCGTTGGTGTGACGTGTGAGAACTTTGAAAGCACTTGTCACTTAGCTGGACTAGAACCAGACACTGTTAGAAACTTTGCAATCAAGGCTGCAACATCGGAGAATGTAAATGAAATCAGAAGAAAGCTTAACTCTTTCCTATGACGAAGCTAACTACCCAAAAGGGGAACGCAACTATGATTACTATCTTAGGCGCATGAAAGAAGAAAAAGCACTAGAACAACAGGTGGGAGGACAACACTATAAGGGATGCAAGATACAACCAGTTGAATATATTCACGCCAACGGGCTTGACTATCTGGAGGGTAATGTGATAAAATACATCACTCGCCATCGCACTAAGGGAGAGGGGAGGAAGGATATCGAGAAAGCAATCCACTATGCCCAACTCATATTGGAAATGGAATACGATAAGTAGAAAGGGAACAAAGCTATGCCACAGTTTAGATCAAATGAAAACCCAATGTTTCGCTCTAAGTTTAGCGAAGACATATTTAAACACAAGTACGCCCATCATGGGTGTGAGACATGGGATGCGCTGGCATCCACACTGGTAGACGATGTGTGTCAGGACTACCTACCAAAGGATGACAAGGACGAACTCAAACGTATGATCACCGACCTGAAGTTTATTCCCGGTGGTCGTTATCTTTATTATGCTGGACGTGATAACAAGTTCTTTAATAACTGTTATCTTCTTAAAGCAGAGGAAGACACCAGAGAAGATTGGGCTAACATTTCTTGGAAGTCTGAGTCCTGCCTAATGACAGGCGGTGGTATTGGTATTGATTATTCTGTCTATCGTGAAGAGGGACGTATACTTAATGGCACTGGTGGTCTTGCCTCTGGCCCTATACCAAAGATGCAGATGATCAATGAGATTGGTCGCCGTGTTATGCAGGGTGGAAGTCGTAGGTCTGCCATCTATGCTAGTCTTAATTGGAAACATGCTGATGTTGAAAAGTTTCTTACTAGCAAGAACTGGTATGACATGCCTGTAGGTGAGACAGGTTTCACCGTTGGTCAGGTCAAAGAACAAGACTTTAACTTTAATGCTCCGCTAGATATGACAAACATCAGCGTGAACTATGATACTGAATGGTTACTTAACTACTGGAAGACAGGAGATGTTGGAAATACTTTTAAGGCTAATGTTCAACAAGCATTATCCACCGCCGAACCCGGCTTCTCATTCAATTTCTTTGAGAAGGAAAATGAGACATTACGCAACGCTTGCACGGAGGTTACATCTGAAGATGATAGTGATGTGTGCAATCTTGGTTCTATTAATATGGGGCGCATTGACGATCTAAAAGAGTTTGCAGATGTAGTTGAGCTTGGCACCAAGTTTCTTCTATGTGGCACACTCAGGGCCAAGCTGCCATATGATAAAGTCTATAAGACAAGAGAAAAGAATCGTAGGCTTGGTCTTGGTCTTATGGGTATGCACGAATGGCTTATCAAAGGAGGACAAAAGTATGAAGTTACCGAAGGACTTCACAAGTGGTTGTCGGTATATAAAGGAGTTAGTGATCACGTTAGCGCCAGCTTTAGTGCTACTCTTGGCTGTAGTACTCCTGTCGCAAATCGTGCCATTGCTCCTACCGGTTCAATAGGCATTCTGGCTGGCACCTCTACTGGTGTTGAGCCTATCTTTGCAGTTGCCTACAAACGCAGGTATCTCAAGGGTGGTAATCGCTGGCACTATCAGTACGTGGTAGACAGTGCAGCGCAGGAGATCATTGATCTGTATGGCATTGATCCTAACAAGATTGAGTCCGCTCTTGATCTTGCAGAGGACTACAAGAGGCGCATGAAGTTTCAGGCAGACGTGCAGGACTACGTTGACATGTCCATTAGTAGCACGATCAATCTACCTAAGTGGGGGAGTAAACTTAACAATGAAGATACAGTTGAAGAGTTTACTAATACTCTTGCTTCTTATGCTCACAGGTTGCGAGGTTTCACGGTGTACCCTGACGGATGTAGGGGAGGACAACCTCTTTCTTCGGTGCCGTATTCTGAAGCTGTAGAAAAGCTTGGTGAAGAGTTTGAAGAAGGACTAGAGACTCATGACATCTGTGACATCACAGGTCATGGTGGTTCTTGTGGTGTATAAATGAAACAGCACTTGTAGTTCAACTGGATAGAACAACAGACTTCTAATCTGTAGGTTGCAGGTTCGAGTCCTGCCAAGTGCGCCAAAAAAGTTCTTGACAAAAGCTACTTTATGCATTATAATATATGTGTGATGCCAATAATGGGTCACGTTATATCAACTTGCTATAAGGAGAAATGATATGAATGCATATATGACGGTGAGCGATGATCCCTTCTTTTCCAAGTTCTGTTCTTGGACTGTGGGACATGAGCAACTCTTTAGAGATATGCTAAAGATGAAGAATCAAGTAGGTGGTTATCTTTATAATGCCTACCCACCGCATAATCTATTAGAAGAAGGTGATGGGAAATATACGATTGAGTTAGCCACTGCTGGTTTCACCAAAGAGGAGTTGGAAGTAAAAACAGAACACAGCAAGCTAACTATCAGCGGCAAGAAAGCCGAAGAAGAAGACGATGAAAAGATCGTACATAAAGGCATAGCGAAGCGACCCTTTTCAAAGTCTTTTACTCTTGCCGAAGACGTGGTTGTAGATGATGTTTCTTTTAAAGATGGTTTGCTTACCATCAAGCTTCAAAAGG